GATATGTCTCTACAGCACCAAGATTTTGAATGGCGTGAGCACCTTTTAAATTAGCTTCAACCATTGGAGACGAAATGGATATGCTTGTTCCATCATCAACATCGGTTATGGTGAGGTCTGCATAATCTTTGGTGTATGAAATAACGCCACACAACCCTTTTTTATAAAAAATCTCATTTATTTGTGGTAAGAAGTCTCCAAGTTCAAAGTATTGATACCCTGCAAACTTGTTGTGGCCTGACTTTTTAAGTGGAGCCGCTTGCAAGGCAATCCTTGCTTCCATCAGTTTTTTATGTACACCCATGATATTTCCTTAAGTATTTTCGTCTAACTCTTGTTGAATAATCTCTTTTTGTTGTTCAGGATATAAATCCTTGAACTCAACAAAGTCTGCTTCTTGGCAGCAAACTATTTTATCCCCTTTAATTGTCAGGCAATAAGGGCAGTAGTGGATGTCTGAGAAATGTTCAGAATACTGTACAAATACTGTTTTCATATCAGACTATCGAAAGCCATTTCCCACAGAACATCACCCGCTAGATCGGTAAGTTGATTCAACTCATCGTCTGTTAATGATGTTCCATCTTCGTAGCAACCACCTGAAAAGTAGGCATCAGAGAAGTCTGGATAATCTCCGCTATTTACTCCAGCTATCTCTAGGTCAATGACCTTTTTTCCATTAAGAATCGGCATATTTACTCCTGTTAAGCGTGGGTTACTGTTTGCCCACACCCATAATGTGCCACACCTTTTTATCTTTTTACATAGGTGAAAACCCTATGTTCTTGCAAAATCTTTAAACATCTCAGATCGAACTTTCTCATAAGCAAAACTTGCTTCTTCAGGCGTACCAAAACTTCCAATATATTTCATTGAGCTATTCACGGAAATTTGAGCTATCCATCTTCGTTTATTAGCAGATGCGTAAACTCCTCTAAATTTATTTGAGGATTTGTGTTTTGGCCTGTTCATCATGTTTTGTTGATGATTGACCTCTCTTAAATTGCACAGTCTATTGTCATCTCTGAGGCCATTTATATGGTCTATTTGATTGCTTATCTGACCATACACATATACCCAAATAAGACGATGAACTCTGTGATTTTTTGCTTTTCCACTTAAATTTGTACAAACAACAAGATATCCATCTTTATCACGAAATCCTGCGGGATCAATTAAATTTCTTCTTTGATTTAAACTTGGCTTTATCCAAAAAAGATGCCCTGTATTTGGATCGTATTTAAAATGTTCTCTTAAAATTTCTTGTGTCAACATATGGCCTCCAAGCCAAAAAAAACCCAATGGAACAGTCTCTTCACGATTAAATGAAGTTGGAGGACATGGCTAGTACCATGCAGACTGCTCTATTGGGTCTACTAGATTATCGCCCCCAAGCGATGTAGACATTGTAATGGTAAACCCTAATAGACAAGCATAAAAACAACAGTAATATTCTAAGCATGAAAACTGAAATACTTGAAAAAAGATGCGCTGAAGCCTTGCTTGGGTACTCTCAAACAATGGCAGATGCTTATACAACCGAACCAGAGGACTTTGATGCGGCTGTAACAGCTTTGCTTGCCAGAACGCTAGAACTCCATCTAAACCGAACAATCAACCTGGAGAACCTTTACAAATGACCCAAGAAGCAGTTATCAGATGTCTACAAAATGGACCACTTACATCCTACCAATTGGAGGACTTAACTGGCATACCAAGATTGTCCATTGCAGCTTGTTGCACAAAGATGAGCTACAAGAAGAAATTAAAAATTGGAAAAATTAAGATGGGTAGGTCTTGGGTTTCTCAGTACACTTTAGCGCCACACATGATTGAGGCTGAAAAGGTAGAAGAGCCTCGTGACTTTCTGAACCCATTTGACATCAGGAACGCTAAAGGCATCTTTACTAAGGCTGAATATGCGAATATGAACGCCCAGGCTGTTCGTTTGTTTGGCAGAAAACCAACAAATGAAATCACAAATAATCAATTTATTTGATACAATGTTTTGAAACACGGCTAGGCAGGGAGTAATTATCCTGCCGAAAAGAGTTATCCCTTCTCCTGCCGCAGTTTCTTTCTTAAGGGTGTTTAAAAAGCGGAAAATTTATGCACTTTTACAAGTTTCACATTGGTGACTACATGAGTCACACTCGCCATCTTTCTTTACTGGAAGACTTGGCTTACAGAAGACTTTTAGACTTCTATTTTCTCCATGAACAACCCATAAAACACCGAGATGCTGCCCGTCAGATCGGCATGAGGGAGCATGAAGAGGATGTTTTAACAGTACTCAATGAGTTCTTTTTGTCCACAGATGATGGCTTTGTAAACCCAAGAGCCAACAAGGAAATTCAAGAATACAAGGCTCATCAGGGTACTTCTGCTTATGGTGCGTTTATCAGGGACAACCAAAGTCTTAAGTCTGTTGTTCAAAAAGATGTTTATATTCAACACTTTACGAATGGCACACTAGACACATACATCAATACAATGAGGACACAAGATGTACCCATCATGTCCACATCATCGATACACGATGCAACCACTAACCATAAACCATTAACCACTAACCATAAACCAAAGAGAGAGAGCGCAACTGCCGTTGCTTGCCCACCAGATGTTTCTCAACAAATTTGGAATGATTGGGTAGCCCTTCGTAAAAGCAAGAAAGCACCGATTACCCACACTGTTTTGAATGGTGCTATTGCTGAAGCAAAGATACTTGGTTGGCCTTTAGAGAAGTTTTTGGCTGAATGGTGCAGTCGAGGTAGCCAAGGCTTAAAAGCAGAATGGATTGTTAAACCAAACCCTGCTGACAAAGTAAGGCTCACTGTTGCGTCATCAAATGAGCCTGATCCTGCTTTGCTGAAGATTGAGGAAGACGCAAAAAAAGCCGCACCTATTCCGCTAGAAACATTGGCTAAGATGGCTGAGTTAAGGAGAAAAGCATGACCACAGACGAAACATTGCAAATTGCACTCATTATGAAATATCTTTGGGAAAAAGGATTAGACAGAGATAGTGTTAAAAAAGCAGTTGATGCTTGGTGGGATATGAAGGAGAAAATATGAGTAACTTATTACGATTGCCGCCAAGCACAAATATGACAGCAGAACAGGCTCTTGCTTCTGCGTTGGTAGATGCCGAAGAAGGTGATCTAACAGACGTAATCATTATTGGTTATAGAGATGACGAAATTTATGTTCGTTCATCTAAACTAACTTGTGCAGAGGCTTTATTTTTGGCAAACAAAGCAGTTCGTTGGGCAGAATATGGGGGGCAAGTTTGAACTACTTTGAAGCTATGAGACTGCTAGACAGAGTAAAAGAGGGTGTTCCAATCCCTTTACGCCTCATTTGTGAAGCGTTAATCCTAACTGGTGACTTAGATGAGTAGGGTATATACCTATGGCATACAGTAGAAAAAACATTTCCAATGAAGGAGATAGAGTCGTTCTTGAGAAAGCCGAGGCAAGGGAAATATTCCGATCTTGGCAATCAAACAGAGATAACGATTTTGTTCGTGCCAGGCTTGAGCGTTGCGAAAAGGTTTATGGATCAGGCGCAAGAGATCGAGTCAGGACCTATATGTCAAGAATGAAAGAAGGACAAATTGAATGAGTTGGCTTTATTCGCAGGCGCTGGTGGAGGAATACTTGGGGGACAACTTCTCGGATGGAGAACAGTCTGTGCCGTTGAATGGGAGCCATACGCAGCTTGCGTACTTGCCGCCCGACAAAATGACGGCCTTCTCCCGTGTTTCCCGATTTGGGATGACGTTCAAACCTTTGACGGCAGACCTTGGCGAGGAGTTGCTCAAGTCATTTCGGGAGGATTTCCTTGTCAAGACATTTCCATTGCAGGAAAAGGAGATGGACTTGATGGAGAGCGATCAGGAATGTGGAAACAAATGGCGAGGATCATTTGCGAAGTGGGACCAGAGTACGTCTATGTGGAGAACTCACCAATGCTCGTTTCTAGGGGACTTGGAGCCGTTCTCGGAGACTTATCCTCAATGGGGTTTGATGCGAAATGGGGAATTGTGGGAGCAAAAGACGTTGGTGCAAACCACCAAAGGGACAGAATCTGGATTGTGGCTCACTCCAACAGTAATGGATGGACTGCCCGCAAGAAATCCAGAAGCCTTGGAGAGACAGTATCAGAACAACAGGAAGGGCAGGACAACCCACTCTACTCTGAGGGAGCAAGTAGTCTACCCGCCACCGAAGGAGATGTTTCCGACTCCTCGCAGTTGTTCAGCAATGGCATCAACGATAACTCCAGAGTCAGCATGGGACGAAAAGAGGAATCCCAACTTGGAAACAATAGTGGGCAGGAGAATGTTTCCGACTCCGAATGCTTGGGATGGGAAGAGGGGTCCAATGAGTGCGGAGTTGATGGCAAAACAGATTCATCAAGTATCTCTGGTGAGTGCGGTAGCGCAACTGGAGAGGGAGAAGTTTCCGACTCCATGCTCAACAGACTACAAGGGAGCAGGACAGACGGGGCAACTGAGAGACAGGTTGGATTACGCAGTAGAAAGGGGCGCAACGAAGAGCAAAACTTTTACGCCTCCGACAGCACCTGGTGGGCAGTTGAACCCGACTTGGGTAGAGTGGCTCATGGGGTGGACGCTAGGGTGGACAGACTTAAAGCCATTGGTAATGGACAAGTACCTCTCTGTGCCGCCACAGCTTGGGGACTCTTGAAATGAGAAGAGCCGCAAGAGTAGACGCTAACCAAGAGCAAATCGTATCTGCATTGAGAGCTGCAGGTGCTTACGTGTGGATCATTGGTCTACCAGTTGACCTTTTGGTTGGATACAAGGGTCACACCTTTTTGGTGGAGATCAAAACAAATTCTAAAAAGCGGTTTACCAAGCTACAAACAGACTTTTTTGAGAATTGGTCTGGCGGTACATTGGCAAGGATTGACAATCCAGAAGCCGCACTAAGAATGATTGCAACACTAGGGTAAGTACCTATTCAAAATATTCCACAAAAGGAATAACATTTAATTTTTAACAGGAGTAAATCATGGAAAAAACTTGGGAATTTGACACAACTGTGGGTGCAGGTAGCGAAGTGGTGACAGTTGTTTATGAGTATGAGTTTGATGGCGAGACAACATACAACGAAAACATCAAAGAAATCTGGTTTGAGGGACGCAATGTTGTTGGCCTTCTTTCTGATGAGCAGTTCAAAGAGTTAGAGATGGAGGGAGCCATGCGCTTTCAGTATCACAAACTGAACTACAAACAAACAGAAGATTATCAGCCGTGATCGAACAAA